AACCTGTTAAAGAACAAAACGTGAATGAACAGGAAACAGATGAGAACGAAAACCCTGAAGAGGCATCGTTCAAAAAACGCTACGGCGACCTTCGTCGGCATATGCAAAGTTCTATGCAACAGAAGGACGCACAGCTACAGAAGATGCAAGAGCAACTAGCTCAAGCAACTAGGCAACAGATCAAGTTCCCTAAAACCGAAGAGGAAGTAGCGGCTTGGTCACAGAAATATCCTGATGTTGCAAAAATTATCGATACCATTGCTCAAAAGCGTGTGCAGGAAGCATTGGCAATCGGTGAACAAGAGCTCAATAAAGTGAAGCAACTTGAGGTTAAACTTAACCGAGAGAAAGCTGAAAAAGAACTGCGAGAAGCTCATCCTGATTTTGATAAAATCCGTTCTGATAAGGACTTTCACGATTGGGTTATGGAGCAACCTCAATATGTTCAGGATGCTCTTTATAAAAACAATACAGATGCTAGAGCGGCCGCTCGTGCAATTGATTTGTACAAAGCGGATAGAGGCATTAAACGTCGTAGAAAAGCAACGTCTGAGGACGCGGCTCGACCAGTAGGACGTGTAAGTGGCTCGCAAGCTCCAGTATCGGGACGTGCCCGCTTTTCAGAGAGCCAAGTGCAGAAAATGTCTGCAAGAGAGTACGAGGTTAACGAGGATGCTATTCTCGACTCTATGAGAAATGGTACGTTTGAATACGACTTATCTGGGGGAGCTCGTTAATATCACTTGTAAAGGTACAATACTCGTGGTATACTAACCTCAGCTAATAATGGGTTTTTGCGTTTATTAAGACCCATTAAGTGCCAAGAGCCGCGTTTTATTAACGCCTACCTCTTATTTTTAACTTCAGAAGAATATCAACTAAGATACCTGAAACACTTGGCCCTTAGCATTCAGTTTAAGTACAAAAACTGTAAGCAAAGTTACCCAAGAGGTGACAGCCCTTAGCCGAGATAATCTTTCTGTTCAGTACCAACTAAACCCGAAATCCGACTTAGATCGGACTGTTTAGCCTACTCAACAAGGAGAATATTATGGCTTTTACTAAGGCATCGGGCTATACGAACCTTAACAATGGTAACTTTAGCCCAGTAATCTACTCGCAGAAGGTACAGAAAACCTTCCGCAAAAGTTCCGTCGTTGAAGACGTAACTAACACTGACTATTTTGGTGAAATCGCGAACTTTGGCGACTCTGTTCGTATCATCAAAGAGCCAGAAATCACTGTAAGCTCGTACGCTCGTGGTACTCAGCTTTCAACTCAAGATTTGACTGACGCGGATTTCTCGCTGATCGTCGATCAGGCTAACTATTTCCAGTTTGCTATCGATGACATCGAAGCCGCTCATTCGCACGTTAACTTCATGGATCTGGCAACAGACCGTGCGGCTTACCGTCTTCGTGATGCGTTCGACGCTGAAGTTCTCGGCTATCTTGCAGGTTGGGAAGATGATGGCTCAGGCGGCTGGCAACGTCGTACAGCGGCTAACGGCACTAAAGCCGACAGCGCGGCTGGTGCAGACGAACTGCTTGCGGCTAACAAGCTAGACATCACTGACTTCGGTGGTTCTGACTTGGGTGTTGCATCTGAAGTAACTTCTATCCCTGTAGCCGCTGGTGGCGGTTCAAATGGTGTTACTTCTCCGCTTGCTATCCTTAACCGTATTGCACGTTTGATGGATCAGGCGAATGTTGACACCGAAGGTCGTTGGTTCGTTGCTGACCCTGTGTTCTATGAAATCCTAATGGATGAGAACTCTAAGTTCATCAACAACGACTACGCAGGTGGTCAGGACGCTGGCGATGTACTCCGTAATGGACGTATGGGCAGTGGCCTTATCCGTGGTTTCCGTATCTACAAGTCCAACAACCTTCCATACGAAGGTACTGGTGCTGGTACTACGCTTTCCACTGGTTCTGAGACTGACTTTGGTGTGATCGTCGCAGGTCACGATTCAGCGGTAGCAACTGCACAACAGCTTGCTAAAACTGAGTCTTTCCGTGATCCTAACACTTTCGCAGACAAGGTTCGTGGTATGCAACTTTATGGACGTAAGATTCTTCGTCCTGAAGCTCTATTCACCGCAAACTACAACTTGGCATAAGCTAGGTGGGAGTGCTCTCTTTTTGGGGGCACTCCCTTTTATGTATGTAAAACAGAGATAAAACATTGTGTCTACATTCCTTGATCTAACAAACCAGTTACTACGCAGATTGAATGAAGTCGAGATCGATCAGGCCGACTTTCCAACTGTGCGTGGTGTTCAGGCAACGGCTAAAGACACAATTAGAAACTCTATCGCAAAGATTAATCAGGCTGAATATGAGTGGCCTTTCAACGCTGTTGAGCACACTCAGCTTTTAGCAGTAGGTCAAGAAGATTACTCATGGCCTCAATACTTAAAAGTTCCTGATTTTAATTCGTTCCAATTGCAAGCAAGTTCTTCACTAGGAACATCAGCAACACAATTAAAATTTATTGATCGCGATACCTATTACAAACAATATAAAGATCTTGATGACAATGCAGGGAGCGTTGGACGAGGCGTCCCTGTCTATGTGGCTGAAGGTTTTGGTAACGGTTACACTATAACCCCATCACCGGATAAAGCTTATACTATCAAGTTCCGCTATTACCAAAACCACAATGATTTAGTGGCGTATGGGGATTTAACTCGTATCCCGGATACCTACGATAATGTGATTGTCGAAGGGGCCCTGATGCAAATGTATATGTTCAGGGACAACATGGAAGCCGCTGGTATTTCAGCGCAACTGTTTCAACAGGGCGTTAAAGAAATGCAGGGCATTTTGATGAATAAGTACCAAGAGATCCGAGACACTCGTATCAATCAAGGGTATAGAAGTGCGGGGTCGATCCTTTAATGCCAGATCGTATTCAGTCGTTCAAAGTCATTTGTGGCGGGGGACTGAACTCTAACGAGAACCATTTAGATCTCTCAGAGAACAACCCCGGATCTGCTACAAGGTTGGTTAACTACGAAGTTAGCTTGTTTGGTGGTTACCGTCGTATTGAGGGTTTTTCACCATATGATACAACTTATCAGGAAGTTGACCCAGATGACTGTGAAGGTCGTATTTTAGGTTTAGCTATTTTCAAAGAAGATACGCTAAACGAAACTATTATTATGGCGGCCCGCAAGGTTAAAAAATTTAGATACCTTGCAACGTTTGCTCAAACCACATTTACTGGTTTAGACCAAAATTTACGGTCAATGGATTTGCCATTTTCGGCTGATGTGCACGTTTATAAGAATGGCGTACAATTAGGTGCAATCACTGATTTTACTGTTTCAGGAAATACTGTAACTCTAGTAGCCCCTGCTTCAGCCGCTGATGTAATTGAAATTGATCCTAACGAGTATTGTTTTTATCGTTACAACTACGGTAGTGGATACGCTAAATACACTTTAGATCATGGCGCACGAAGAAGTACACTTACGACACTTGGTGACCAACTTACTAAAGTTCGTGAAGCAAGTTTTAACTTCGGTGACGGAAACAAAATTTGTTTTGTGGATGGTGCTAATCCAGCTATTGTTTTTGATGGTACTCATTGGGAAGAACTTACCGTAGGTGCGGCGGGTACTAGCCCAGATGCTAGCGGCCATGCTTCACAAACAGGTGGTGGTGATCAGTGTTTAGCTGAACCAGCCCTTGTAGGTGTTTTTGAGAACCATTTGTTTTTAGGTGGTAATGCATTAACTGAAGCAACCATTGCACATTCTGCACCTAACGCATGGTATGATTTTAATGTTGCCAACGGTGCAGGACAAGTATCGGTAGGTTTTGATGTCGTTCAGTTTAAGCCTTTTCGCGATAATTTATTTGTATTTGGTAGTAACGGAATTAAAAAAGTCACAGCGGATGTAACGGCTGGCTTTGTAATTGATCAGGTAACGTCTAATGTTGGATGTATTGCTAGAGATAGTGTCCTTGAAATTGGTGGTGACTTGGTATTTCTAGCTCCTGACGGGCTACGACCAGTTGCTGGTACATCA